CAAGTAATCCGTCGGGATGATGCTGTATTGCGTGCTGAATATCGTCGTACTGCGTTTTTCCTGCCGCCAATGCCGCAGATCTCGGTCAATGCGGCTTTCGGCCAGACGGATGAACGTTGGAATGATCGACGTGAGGTCATCCCGGTTCAGGAAGTCCGCCATCGCAGTTTGCAGTTCGGCATATGTGGCTACGGTCATTCCTCGTCGCCCTCATAATCTTTGCGCTCAAAAGCCATGCACGACCGCAAATTGTGGCAGATGAAATCAAACTTGTGGCAATAGCCTCGACCACCGCCGTCCGCATCCAAAGCGTTAAACGGGATCTTCTCCATGGCCCGCATCATCTCTGGCGTGTTCTCAAAGTATTCGCAATTGGCGCACAATTGCCGGCGTGCCTCTTGCGAAGAGATGCCCCAGATCTCGGCCAAGCTATCCCAGAACTCAGGGTTCGCACCCGGCTTCGGGCTGGCCTTGTCCGGGCCTAAGTGCCAGTTGTCCAAGACACGCTGCAAGTTAACCTTGTTCTCTGACGGGCTGACGATCTCCGGCGTGACGATCCGGCCCATGGTTTCCTTTTCCATCACATCTTGCCCTTCTTAGCCTTGCCGGCCTGCGACAACGCGATGGCAATGGCCTGTTTGCGGCTGGTAACCGTGGCGGCCTTCTTCGGACCCTTGGGGTCGACGCCGGCGTGCAGTGTGCCAGCCTTGTATTCGCCCATCACCTTGGCGATCTTGGCTGCGGATTTAGTTGGCTTTTTCATTGGCGGGATCCCTTCTTCTTCTGTTCAGCATTTTGTTCTTTTGCAGATGCAAGACCTGTTGCACCGACAAGACCAAGAAGACCTGCACCACCGCCTGCAATTGACCGACGAGGCCCAGTATAACCAACCCATGATGGCATTCCACCACCGCCTGCCTTCTCTGCTTCACTAATGATAGCAGCACGCGCCTGATCAGCAGTTATATCACCCGCATCTTTCATAGCCCAAATGCTGCGTGCCTTGGCAACAAAAGGATTATTTCCGCGAATAGTTGATGGCATCAGTGCGCGGATTTGCTCCCATGTGATTGACTGCATCTGCCGGGGAAGCCATCCAAATTCTTCCGCAGCACCTTTTGTTGCATCAAAATGCAAACCATATGCGCCCGTCGTTCCAGTTACATCGCCACCAGTGTTGGACCATGGCATTCCTTGCTTTGGAGCTGTTGCCCCTGCAAGGCCGTGTCCGACTTCAGGCGCACTAGATCCATGAGGCATCAACAGCCCACCAGCTATCTGGTGGGTATCCATTGTGGCGTCATAAGGGCTGCTCGGCGTCAGAATATTGTTAAAGAAGTTTCGAACCTTATGTTCAGATCCAAGTTCATCTGACACAGATTTAAGACTGCCGTCGCCTTCCAAAATTCGGATTGCCTTTGCCATATTGTCCCAGCTTTGTGGTACAACAACACGTCGATTTCCGTTGTTTGTCGTCGCATAATCTAAAATATCACCACCCGGTGAAACCTCACGATAGAACCGCCCATTTTGCGCTTCGTCGTATGCACGCAGCCACATTGCCTTTTCGCGTGGTGTTTCCATTGCACCGTAAGGTTGATTGCGAACCTTTTGCTCAAATTCCTTACTACGGGTCCACGCCGTCGTGCCGTCTTTATCAATGCCGCTGGTCAGTGAAACGTTGTCCATTTCTGGTGTCCAACGCATTTGCGGGTTGACCTCGGCATGCGACTTTATGATACGCTCACCCAAAGCCACGTTTTGATACCAATCTTTTTGCGGTGACAAAACTGCCAAAACTCCAGAGGTTTTTTCTGGTGTATATTGGAACCGCTGCGATAGTTCATTCGCAATGCGATTTGCGCCATCGTACCATTTTGCACTTTCCTGCGTGATGCCTTTCTTGGCCGCGAGATCATACAAGCTAATGATGTTACCCTTCATATGCTCAATGATGTTTTGTGCAGTCTGCTTGGGATCCTCGGAAAGCAAACCCTTCAGGCCCGGATAGGTTTCCGTCATCATTGCCATATTTTTTTCGGCAGATGGGGTGCGCAAGAATGCGTTAGTATCAGCGACCAAAGATCCAATAGGAGCATTGGCCTCTTCGCCTTTTGTCGGCGTGCGAGTAGAAACACGCGGAAAACTTTCTATTCCGGCCTGACCGACGCTTGCCATGTCATTCGATGTTAGGCCACCGCCCATGTCAAATGGCGCACGCATAATTGGATTGCTATACATCACCGGCACAGGTCCGCGCTGGTTGGCACGTTCGGCGACGGTGCGGGCGATGGATTTAGCTGTATCCTTTGCCGCCGCTGATGTTGGCGACCAACCCAGCAATCCTTCCATCAAGGCCATGGCGGCAGGCGTGCCAGCGCGGGCTGCAGCAGCCACAGGGGCGGCAACACCAGCAACCCCTGACAGCATGTCACCCAAAGCAGCCATACGGTCCCAGCCTGCCGTATCGGGGGCCAACATGCGGCGAGACGCAGCCATCGACTGACCGATACCCTCGACCGGGTTAAGCATCTGGTTGACGTTGCCCAACCCCGTCAGCATGCGGTTGATCTCAGGGAAACCCGTGGCGGATCCTTGACCTTCGGTTGGCGCTGATAGCAAACCACCGGCGACACGGCGAACAGGATACAACTTGCCGTCAGGCCGACGCTCATACAACACGTCGCCGATAACGCGAAGATCCTCTATCCCCATCAAGCTATCCCCTTCAAATTCCGCCGTATCGGCTTAGACCAGTTACCCGTCGGCGAACCCAACGACGTCGCGGCGTCACCGGCGAAAGTAAGGAACACCGCGTCGGCCTTGTCGGGTGAACGCAACCCACGCCGCCTCATGTCGTCCTTGCTCTCGGCCTTCATCTTGCCGCTGCTGCCAAAAGAATACCTGATCGAGGTCAATTCCGCAATAAGTTCGCCGTCGGCGGGCAAACGGCTGCCCCGCGCCTCAAGCCAACCCCGAAACCGAAAGATCAACTCTGTGCGCAAATTGTTGTACGTCGCCCCAAACGCAGGAGCCTCGGACACGTTCACAGCACGCACAGGAAGGCCCAATTCGCGCAGACGGTCGTGGACACCAGACCCAAGGCCAATGACGTCCACAAGGATCTCCGACGGCCTGTCAGACGACATCAAGCCATCGTACTGAGCCTTGACCCTGCCGACGGTCTGCATGAGATCCAAACCCTTCCACGTCTCCACCTCGGTAACAACCGGGCCGACACGCTTGGCCAAGGCCGACCGGTCGCTGCCGAAGCGAGCCACGTCCAAACCCCAGACAGCCTTCGTGGTGGGCGATGCCACAACATCCCGCCCCTTGGCAGCCTCGGCCAGATACAGCGGGATGATCGTGTCATCATCACCCATGGGGAACTCACCCAGCACGCGGATCCGATACGCGTTGCTGTCCTCCCCGTAGCGGGTCTTCATCTCCTCGACAAATTCATCCGACACCCGGCTGCTCTCGACGCACGACCAATGCAAAGTATGCCAGTGATCCGAAAGCCGGTTGTGCGTCTCGTAAAACGTGCCGGACGAACGTGTCGGGTTGCCGGCGAGGATGGTTATCGCGTTGTGGCCCGACATCGAGCCGCTGGCAGCCTCAAATACCTGCTCCGGCACGCCGCTGGCCTCGTCAACCACCAGCATCACGTTATCACTATGCACCCCAGCCAACGCTTCTGGCTGCTCGGCCCGCGATGTCCTCGCCGAGATAAACGCCTCCGACGGCGCGGCCACCAACTCGACCCGGTCGGTCTTCACCTCGATCAACCCCTGCAACGCCGGCGGCAGTTCGTTAATCCACCGCTTCAATTCCGCGAACAAGGCGTCGTACAACTGCGCACTGGTCGGCGCCGTCACCACAACCTTGCACGGATACCGAAACAGCAAAAACCACAGCATGCTCCAACTCAAGCTGGTCGACTTCCCCGTGCCGTGCCCCGACCGCACAGAAACCTTACGCTCGCCGCCGCCGACCGCACGCAGCAAATCATCCTGATAAGCTTCCGGCACAGCACCGAGGATCTCGCGCACAAACAAACCCGGCCCCTCCGGCGTCATACCGTACCGGGCGATCATCTCTAAAAACGGGTTGTCCTTGCTCAATCGTCATCCCCCAATATGGCATGGATCTTGGACATCTCGATCAGCCACAACGCATCCTTGCGCGATACATCCCCAGACGATGCCACATACAACGTGCCGTTGGACGTCTCGCCCAATATAAGCACACTCTCCAAACCCTTGTCGGCCGCCGCTGCCAATACCTCGCCGACCGAAATATCAGGCTCAAACAAATTCACCACGTTGCCGCCGTCAGTCATCCTGTGCCTCCGATACCACCGACGCGTCTATCACAATGCCGCCGTCCCGACGCTTCTTCAAAGCATCCAAATGCAACTGGCCGATGTTAATCGTCACGTTCGGCCCGTTCGGATTGTGCCTGAATCGGTCAGGATTATTCACCGACGCCATCCACTTGCGAACGTCGATCCGCTCCTTTCCGACCGCCACCTGCTCCCGGCTAATCCCGTCAACCGTCGCCATATCATCCGCGATCTTCAAGGCTTCCTCGGCCAACTGGTCAGCATGCTCACGCCGACCCTCGTCAATCACGGCACGATACTCAGGGTGCGCGTTGATGTGCCGGCTCAAATAACTGCGAGAGCAACCCAGCTTCGTCGCCAGATCCAAAATCGTGCCGCCCTCGGCAATATAATCCTGCAACCACTCGACGCCGCCCATAGCCTCGATTTCGCCAAACAAACGCTTCTTCAACGCACGGCCAGCCATCGTGTCCTCCCATGTTGGCGCGGGTTATCCCCAGCAACATATAGGCGGCTTGGGTTTTCCACGCAACAATTAGGTTAGCGCGGGTTAGATATACATCCAGCCGGGTTTGCTCGTGTCTTCACCGCCGCGATGATATTCGCCGCTAAAGCTGCCCATCTGGCAGTATCGGGAAACCGAATGTGCGCCTAAGCCCAAGGCTTCCGCTGCCAATGTGGCGCTAGGAAAATTTCCATACGGCGTTTGCACCGGCTTAGCACATGGATGCGT